TCAGTGCCGCCGAGCTACCTCGACAATCAGCGCGCCGACCTTGTCAGTCAAATCCTCAATCTTCTTTCCGAGCGCGTCGGCCGCGCGCTCTTGCGTTTTCCTGCCGTTGATCATTTCCATTGTTTGGGCCTCGATCGCAGCTGTCAATTCCTTGGCCGACGAGCTGTCAATCAATGCGCCGGCAACCTCAACAGCACGTTCTGCCGGCGCTGCGGCTTGTGCGGATCTTCTGCCTGATCGGATGCCTAGCCCGGTAGCGAGGCCAATAACCAGAATGACGATGGCGTTGGCGATCTTTTCGTAGTCCAGCGCTGCCCAGTCCATTATCCATGCCCTTGCCGATGCCTGCTGATATCCGCCCAGGAGCGGTGGATGTTGACAACCTCCACCAACACCAATGTCGACCATATGATAGCGCCGGATAAAGCCCCGCCGCCGAAGTATGAGAGGAGAAAGCCAAGGCTCACTTGCGACCATACCAGGGCGCCGATAATGGATGCCGCCGCTCGAATGTGCGGGGAGTAGGCAAAGCCTCGAAACGTTCCGTTGATCGTGAGCGCCGTCAGTCGGCAAACGCCACAAGCCGCCAGCACGATGGCCCATTGCCCCTCATTGCCCCAAGAGGCGAGCGCGTGAAACGAGGGAGATGTTGCAAACATGTTGGGATCAACCTGCAATACGATCCACATCCCAAACGACGGCCACAACATTACCCATTCGGACCACCGAAACGGGAAGTGGTCTGCCACCCCCTGGTAAACGGCACGGAGGACGATCACTGTGTCGCCTCCCCATGTCGGCCACACTCGTCGGCAGTCCAGACCTTCGCCGCGCAGATACCGACGACGGTGCGGTTGATCTTGCGCTGATCGGCGGGCGTTGCGCCATGGGCGCCGATCAGATCAGTACCGACGACCCGCCGGAGGCCGGGCACACTTGCTGGCGCGGTAGTTCCACACGCCGCCCCCATCGACACATAGGTCAAAATCAGAGCGAGCACTGTCCGATTGATCACCTGATGCATTGTTTTGCCTTTCAACGGCTGTGCGCACACTGTCGGCGCCATCCTGCCAAATGCTCGTTGCCACGACGACGAGCGCGACGATCACCGCGCACGTCACGAATATTCTGCCGTACGGCAAAGAAGGGATCATCTCGCGCCGCCCTCGACGGCGGCCTTGATCTTACGCGCCGTCGAAATCAGGCGATCGTGCAGCACTAGGCCTACGATCAGCAGCACCACGACGACCGCGCCGATCGCAACGACGGACCGCCAGTCGGAGAGGAAAGAAAAGCCACCCATGCCGATGACGCCGCCGATCGAGAGGATGCGATCCCAGAAGCCAAAGGTCTTCGACGTCGGCTTATCGATGGCATCAGGCACAACAGCGACCGCAGTCTCCTCGACCACCGGCGCGGCCTTTACTTTCGGGCTGGCGATCGCCGCGTCCGACAAGGCGACCAGGGCGAGGTGCAATGCCGCTCGCGTCTTGGGGCCGACATCGCCGTCAACCGCGCCTTTGTATTGCCCGTTGCGCTGCGCCGCCACCTGAAACGCCTCGACGGTATCCGCCTTGTAACCGAGCAGGACGAGTGCGGCTCGACCGTAATAGTCGATGCGATCCGGCAGGCCATTTTTGCCGCCATTGACGCGCTTGGTAACGGTTTCGATATCGCCCTGATCGGCCCAGCTGTTGAGTTTGCGTGTATCCCAATACCAGAGCGCAGACAGCCCCTCCCAGGGATCAGTGTTGATCAGGTCCGGATTGCTGACGAAATTCGGCACTGCGCCGCCGATGGTGCGCACACACCAATTGTAGAATTCAGCGACGTTGGCTTTTCCGGTCACCTGCAGCGGGCCACGGCCGGCGTATTTCTTTCCGTCACCATCACGCGCAGGCGTGTTGCCGAGATCAGTGCGGACGTCATAACGATCCTGCGCCGGCGTCGGCCCCCAGATTTCACGGTCATACCGAAACGATCCGCTTTCATGCATGATCTGCGCCAGAAATTGCGCCAGACGGTGCGGCCTGTCGAGGCCATAGCGAGCGCCGTAAGTGTTGAGGGCGATCAACACTGACGTCATGTTGCTCTCGTTGACCTTGCCCTTCGCGATAGCGCGCAACTGATCGCCCGAAATGATATCGGCCATTGCCTTCTCCTGATGGGTTGACTCTTGTTGGATTGAGAACAATTAAAGAACAAAAGACCGATGCGGCCGGTCATCCATGCGAGGTGATTTATGGATGACGAGACTTTTCCGCCGTGGTTTTCCGTCAACGTTCGCTGGCTGTCGGCGCACAAGGGCAAAGGCGCTAGACTGACCTGCAGCCGCTGCGATCTCCGGAAGGCCTACCGAGTTGACGACATCCTGGCTCAGGAAGGCGATATCGCGGAAAAGTCCGTGCCGGGTATGGTGGCGCGCCTGGTCGGATGCGAACGCATCGCTGAAACAGCATCATGGAAACGCTGCCTGATACAATGCGAATTCCTCGACATCAGAAACCCGTCCGATCAGCTGCGGTTTAGCATCCCGAATGACATGGATCGCCTTCCGGAAATTCATCTGCGTGAGGTGCCGTCCAACTACGCGATATTCGCAGCCTGCCGCTGCGGACGCATCCATTATCTCGATGTCCGGCCATTCCTGAAATCAATGCCCGACCTCACCACGAAGGCGCTGGCTGCTAAGATGAACTGCCGGCGCTGCGGCAACAAGGATGGCAATGCCCTACTCTACATGCACATGCCGCGATGAGGTTGGAAACGATGAAGGGTTAGATTTCGCAATTGATAATTATCCGCAGACCAATCAACATTCCTCTGTCGGATGATCCGGTTCTAAGTTGGGGAAAGCATGATGGCTTACGATTGGGACGGCGAAAGAACTCGAAAGATTAATCGCATCAGGCTGTTTATGGCCTGTCTCGTTGGAACGGCCATCGTTGCGGCACCCTTTGTTACAGCACTTTTTCTTAATCAAAGGCTCTGGAAACCGCTCATTAACCTATAATCTGCGAATATCTTTTGGCTGACCGGCCAATGATCGGTAAAGAGTATTGGACCCTGCTTCGGCAGGGTCTTTTTTGCCTCTAGCCGAGCTTGGCAGAGGCGTAGTAGCTGAACCCAGCTAGACCGGTATCGCCCGGGCGTGTCCACGACGTATCATTGGTGCTAATCGCCAGCGTGCCGTCAGACAGAAAAATCAGCCAACGCGTACCGTCCCAATATCCGCTGCGCACACGCTCCGTACCTGGCATAGGCTTGCCGACCGGCGATGAATAGGATGTGCCGTCCGTCGAGGTGAGCCACTTTCCACCAGTGCCGGACGCGAACCATCGTCCAGACTTGTATCCGACCCAGTCAAAGACGCCGCCGACCGGATCAGTGCGCAACGTCCATGTGGCCGGATTATTGAGTGCGGCAGTGGCAATCTTGCCGGTCCCGAACGCCGCAAGCACGTTTCCGCCCTGCACCACTTGCGCATCGGTTCCGGCAAAGCCGAGATCGCGAGCGGTCCATGCGGCCGACGCTGACGCGCCCGAGAGCGCAGCGCCGCCATCGCCAACACCCACGAGCACACCCGTCCCGGCAGCAATCGATTGCGCGTCCGCCGCAAACCCTTTATCAGCATACGATGTCCAGCTGTCGCCATTGGTCGTGACAGCAAGCTCACCGGTGCTACACAGCAACACAAGCTGGCCGCCAAAAGACACACCATCGACGAAACGCTTGAATGAGGCTCCCTTGACGCCATCGATCGGCGTCTTCGAACGGTTGATGTCCCGGCCATTCGGCGACACGAACACTGCGGCGCGCTGGAAGCTTGCGCCATCCGTAATCCATCCGACGAAATAGATCTTGCCGCCGTGTACAATGGCCTTGGTGCAGTTGAATGCCCCAAGCTCGCCCGGCAGCCCCTGCTGCGTATACTGGACGATGTCGCCCCCCGGTATAATACGGGTGTAGACAAGACCTCCATCGGAGACGCGATATTCGAGGGTTCGCGTCGTCACCGGCGCCCCGCCGACAAGCGGCGTCGCAAGGGCAACGTGAGTGATGCTGCCCTTATATTCCGTGTTGCGCCCGATGAACGGCATAGGAAATATGATCATGTCTTGTTGCCGCCCCAGGTGAGCCAAACCTCGCCGTTGGCTCGCACGAAATAGGTGATCATGGTGACGGCGCCGGCAGATGTCGGCCACGACGGCTGCGGGCCGAACCACTTATAATCGGTGCCCCAGTTGGTAATGGTTTTGTTTCCGCCGCTACCCTGGATGACACTCAGGATGCCCGATTTGTTCGCGACCTTGCCTGTCGGGTTTGCAAGCGCACGGCCAGCGGCGCCAATCGTCACGTCGAAATTGATGCCTGCCTCAATGTCCCACGCGATCGACGCGGCGTCCGTGAGCGCGACGGGCGCGCCGGCGTCATAAACCCGGCGGATCGATAGATACTGCGCGCTTGTGCCTGCACGAATGTCGGCGACACTTGATTCCGTGCCTGATCCGGCCGCAGCACTTGCTGCATCTTCCGCCACCTGGTCGACAGCCGCTGCGATGAAATCCAGAACACCATTGATCCATCCGGCCACCGTAGAGACGGCGTTCATCGCCGGGTTCCAGTTCTGGCGATGACCGCCTTTTGCGAGACCTTTCGGATTGGTCAAGGCATTATACGGGTTCCCGTTGACCTCCGAGAGCAAGGTTGCTTCGGTTTCCGGGTAGTCGGGAGTTTCGGGTAGCGACATTATCGCAGCTCCTTGATTTCGAATGCCATGGAGTTCAGTGGGCCGTCCGCCGAGGACAAGGCGATCTGCTCAAGCGGAGAGAGCTGGCGTAATCGGCCCAGAAAGTTGCGAGACGCCCCGTATATCTGATCACCGGGGTCGGCGATCACGAAGATCTCTCCCGAAACACCAGCTCGACGAACCATCTCCAGCGCGCGCCCGTATCCCTCATCCTGGGAGAGATGTCCCAAGGTAAAGCGCATGACGCGTATCGGTTCGCGGCGATCAAAGAATTCAGCGCCTGACAACGATGTGTCGATGCCTGTCGCATCCTCATATCCAAGCGTCGAGCCCCAGGCATAGTTGATCCGAGGCTCAAGAAAGGAGGTCCCGACGAAGACGCGGCCGATATCGACGAAACTCGCCGGGTTGAACTGATCGTCGATCGTCACCCGGAGATATCGGGCATTTACCTCCTCATCGAGTAGGACCGGCGCAACCGGCGTTTGGCCTTCGATATCCTCTTGTAGATAGGTGCCAAGCCAATAATTGTCGTTTTCCCACTCCAGGGAATCCAGGTCCCAATCCGCATCGCCCACGCCGGGCCAGGCGTCAGCCCAGAGATCCAGCAGCAGTTCCGAAAAATCGTCCTCGTTCGAAAACTCCAAATGGATGCGCCCACCGAGCGTGAAATTGTGGGCGACGAAGGCCACGATCCGGATCGGTCGGTCCTGCTGAAAATCGATGACGAACGTCGTTGACGTGAGCGCCAGGTCGATGGACCGCGCCACCTTGGCAAGCGCCCGGTCCTGCAAGTTCGCAAGCGGAAGCGCCTCCACCCATGCGCCTCCGGAAAGCACCGCGCTGCCGATGCGATTCGGATAACAAAGCATCAAATTGGCCATATCAACCCCAGAGATCGAGCGTTGTGTTTCGTGTATCGAGGTTCTCGGTGATGCCGATGACTGCGAAATCCTTGCCGGCATCGAGCCCAAAGCGATCGAGTTGCAGACGCACAACGTCACCAAGATCGACGCGCTCGACCAAGTAGGATTTGACCGTCACCACAAAGCGATCGCGCGCCACGGAATGCATTGAAAGTCGGCGCGCTGCTTCGGCGAGCGCATCGGCCTCACTAACGAGGTAGGTCTCGAATGTTAATTCCGGCGACAGTTTGTGAATCGCCTTGACAGCCTCATCAGTGGCAATCGCAGTGCGCCATTCGAGTTCCGCGAAACTTTTGAAGGCATCCGGCGCATCCGTTCCAAGATCGCTACGGGTCATTTCGACCCAGTTCTTCGCGTATTTGATCGTCACCTTCCACGACGGAACTCCCTTGCCCTCATCGCCGGTGGCAAGCAACTGAATACCTCTCGTCGAGGTTTCGATGATTTCCGCCCTGGTCAGCACGGCTTTCGGAAATCCAGACGGCGCATCCAGGCGAAACATCCGAAATACACCGAGCCGGTTTGGCGAGATCATCGCCCCAATCGAGTTCAGAACGTCGCCGACCGTCGTAAGCGCGGCGACCTCGTCAGTCCCGGTCCAGTATCCCACTACGGCATCATTCAGCCCATCGAGAGCGGCAATATCAGATGCCAGGAAAGCCGCCCCCTCGACAAATCCCATACGCAGCAGCATCCGCCTAGCGATTTGGGCTGCAGTGCGCGCCGCGGCATTCGCCCCTTCAAGCGGTGCGGACGTCAACTGACCGATTGGCTTGCTGCCGGTCTTGATCTGACCATTGACAAGGCAGGTTGAATACCGCCCTTCCGCCACAGATGCAGCGCGCAACAATGCTGTCGTGGCATAATTGACGCCGGTCGGTGTCAGCGCCACCCCTTTGTCGCGAATCGTTCCGACGCTCTGCAGGCCGTTCTGGGCAATGTCGAAAATGAGATCAAACTGATTGCTGTTGATCGGTCCGATCTGCTGTGGCGCGCCCCAGGCTGTCGGCTTGTGCGACCCCTTGAGATCTTCCGGCCTGCCCTCCGCTTCGTTCATCCCGCCGCTGATCGTCGTCCCAGCATAGGTCACGGGTTGCAGGGGCTTGTCGATCTCCGCAAGCCGGTCACGAATACGGATCGACGCCCTTTCCCAGGACAACTCAACCTGCTCGACTGTTCCGGTAAAGACGAGGACGGCATCAACATATTTCGGGTTAAGGCGCGGAATTGCCAGTATGCGCAGCGCGTACCCGTCGAAAGCAAGCCTTCGGAGATAATCAAGCTCACCATCCATGTTACTCAGCTCGACCACGCCGACACCGACACTCATCTCCCCCGATGTTGTTCCCACGCCAAACAGCGTCCGCTCGTAATTGCCCGGCACTTTCATTCGGCCGGAATAATGCGTGTTGGCAGGCGTATCGGTCGGAAGCGTGTTGAAGCCGTCCGAGGAAAAGTAGACATTAACCGGATCGCCGGTTTCAGGGTCAGCTCCCGCCATTTCGAGCAGATACGCCGTGCCACCTTCGATGTCCCGAGGGATGATGATGATGTTGCCGTCGCTATCACCCTCTCCGGTAAAGACGTCTGCCCCAATTTCACGGGCGAACATGGCGCCAGACGCAGGGACACTGGTGAAAACGTCTGCGCCCACCTCGACAGCGGCCAGAGCGCCGGAGACGACAGGCCCGCCGGAGGCCGCGAAAGTATCGCTCCCGCTCTCCACCGCAGCCAGCGCCCCGGTGACAACCGAGGACGCGATGATCGTGACGACATCATCACCGATCTCGCGAGCAAACATGGTCCCGCCAGTCGGCTCGCCCTGGAATGCGGTCGACTGGAAGGCGCCTGACTGAAAAGCCATCGCTACCCCTTATCAGGTCTGGTCAGGCGGCCGGGGGCCACCACTGATCGTCGGCGAAATCCGCCGGTATCGGGTCCATGGCCTTGAGCGACCGCTTGGCAGCATGGAGCGCCTGCATGTAGATCTTGCCGGCATCGACAAGCTCAATGACCTGTTCCGGCGTCAGATGGCGATCGATGTTGTCTCGGTCGGTGAACATCAGCACCGGCTCAGAATATCCGACCGCCACCATGTCGCGGGCGGTATCCTTCAGCGCGAGCAACACCATCTGTGTGCCGGCCGAGCCCTCCAGGGCGACGTCCCCATATCCCGCTACCGCAAACACCCTGCCTGTCGCTGCGCGACGGTCATGTTCGGCGTTGATGTCGTCAGTAGGCGGTGGTGGCGCATCGGCAAGCATGTCGACGAATTTGACGACGCCATCGACGCGCTCAACGGTCGTTGCCGTCGCCATCTTGCCGGGCGGAATGGGGTCTGCAGGCGCGGGCAAATATAGGCCGATTGCCGCAAGTTCGTCGCCGGACCAAACCCGCTCGATCGTCAAGGGATGCTGAACGTCATTGATTGCTTCGCCGGCCCACGGCACGAAACCGTCAGGCGTCTCCAGATAGAGAGTCATTGTTTTCTCCAATTTAAAGAGGGGTGCCGACGATTGACCAGTCGTCGATAAAGCGGGCATCCACGCTGGCCGGCCCGCTAAGCACGATACTTATCGTCACGTCATTATTGCCGGGATTGTCAAACCCGCCCGACATCTGAGCCCAGCTTGTGACAGCGTTGCTGCTGATGGATGCCAGTGTCACCCATGAGCCCGCCGCGATCCGATATCGCAGGACAACATTGTTACCTGAGCCGACTGAGTTCACCGCGCGATGCCAGAACGAAACGTCGATATGGCATCCACCTGCTCGCGCAGCCGGGATTGTATATTGCCCTTCGCCGTTGATAGACCCACTACTCGCTGTCGCCATTTGGCAGCCACCCGGCGCAGTCCGAACGGCGTCAGCAGTCGTCGTTTGAGCGAAGCTGCCGCTGACCTGCGTCCATCCGTCTCGGTCACTCGCAAATGTGCCGGAATAGTTGAACCCAGGGCCTTTCAGGAGGGGGACCGGGAAACCAGGCAGTATCATGTATACACCAAATGGCTGACGATGATTTCGCTTGTTGAAGCCGCCGTAAGGATCAGCAGGATTTTGCGGGTGTTTGTTACCGTGTCAGTCGGCAGGTCACCCTTGTAATTCGTACCAAATGAAATTGTTCGGGCCGTCGATGAACTAGCGACCAGCAGGATCATGATAGTATCCCCTTCCTCGACTGACGTCGGATTGGAAAGGGTCATGTTGCCGGTCATCGTGCAGGTCCGATACCAACCATCGGTCCAGACCAACGACCTGGTAGTAGAGTAGGCCAGCGCAACAGCCGCCTTCGTGGCGCCGAGTTGTTCGGGCGTTGCAACAACGTTGGCCGTTCGTGCCCTCAATTCCGCTGGCGTTGCCAACTCGACGACGCCCGTCACAGTGTCCGAGGCCGACTGCTTCAGGTTGCCAAAGGCCGTGGCAGCATCACTGGCGCCCGTACCGCCGTTGGCAATCGACAGATCCGCGCCAGACCAGTTGGCGTTATTGATTGTCGCCAGTAGAGCAAGGGCGCCGAGACCGGAGACATCCGAGGCCGCGATGGCGAGCGCCGTCTTGAGGCCGGCAGCAGAAATTGCACCGGTCAATCCGGCGACGGAAAGGACGGCATCTGTCGGCGTCAGCAGCTCTTTCCAATCCGCCAGTGTGCCTGGAGAGTTGGTGGAAAGAATGAAGCTCTTGTTGAGATCAGTGCGGATCGCCACATCGCCCTGCTGTGCGGACAAGGCGAGCATCGATGATTGGTTGTTGACGACGAAGGTTTCGGTGATCGCAAGCGCCGGCAGGGTCGACGTGTGCAGCTTGCCGCTACCATCGAGGACAGGGATATTGCCTGCCGATGTGCCTTTGACCAACTCAAGGAGCGTTCGTACTGCAGAAGCATCAAGCTCCTCAATCTCTCCAGTCCCGGCGGTGGTGCGGCCCAGCAACATCGCTGTTGCCATAGCTGTTACAAGATCGGCGTTCCAGTGGCTGGGGAGGATCTCGCCCGCCACCTCGGCCGCCGGGTCATCCTCAATCTCGCTGACAAACGCATGCTTAATGCTGACCATATCCCGTCACCTCAAGCCGGATCAGGCGCGTGTTGGATCTGTGCGCTGTTGATCGTGACGTCCTGCCCATCGGAAATGGAGGTATTGATCAACTTGATATCGGCGCTGGATGCCGGGTCGCCCACGGTCAGCCCAGTAACTCTCACCGTTCCTCCGGAATTCTTGATGCGCCCCTTTGTCGCCGTCGTGCCGGCGCCGGCCGCGTCCTCACCCGCGACCGTCGCAGCGTCCAGTTCCAAGGACCAGACATCGCCCGAAACGCTGCCGCCGTCTGCGTCGAGGCCGAAGGTGGCCAGCACCACATTTGCAGCGGAGAGGATTTCGAGCGTACCGTTGGCAACGGAATCCCGCGTGGCAGTCATGCGCGCGGTCTTCACCGTCGTATCGTAGATCGGAGGCATGGCAGTTTCCTGATTTTTCGGTGGTCGTTACCGCGCGTTCGCGCGCTTCAGATCGCCGCTCACTTCGGCGAGATTGGCATTCGTCTTCTGCTGTTCTTCGATTTGCCTTGTCCCGGCAAAAGCAACAGCTTTGGCCAACTCCCGCACGGCAACGCGGAGTTCGGCATTATCCTGTCTCAAGCCCTTGACCTCATCGACAAGATCACCGTTTTTGTCCTGGAACAGTGCTCGCGTCTCGCCGGCGCTCCAGATGCGCGACGGCCCTGTCGCTTCGATCTCAGGCCCGCGCTCCCCGACAATGCGAAGTCCACCGACATGGAAGCCACCGCTTGCGAAAGCTCCAATCGATTTCGCGTACTTCAGGTCAGCCTCTATCTGAGAAACGCTTTTGTTCGTTCCGACCCAATATTTCAGACCGGCTGCATCAACATCGCGTCCCATGACCGACTTGTAGAGCGCCCTGATTTTTGCCTCGCGGCTGTCGCCGATTGCAGCCTCCACCCAATCGATAGACTTGCCATCCTTGACTTGCTGCTGCCAGTAGGACAGACCGGCCGCCTCCGGATCGCGGCCGAGCGTATTGTGGTAGGCCTCTGTAATCGCATTGGTGCCGACCATGCCGATCTGGTCTTTGAGGACGTCAAGGCTCGCATTGAGGGTCGTATTGTATTGCGCCAAGGCGTCTTTCACCGAAAGCACGCTTTCATCGACCTTCAGAATGCCGGCAACCGACGCGTCGAGCGACTTGAGTTGTTTTTCGGCTTCGGACAGGCTCCCCTCGCTCGCCGATTGCACCTGCGAGAGTGTGCGGTCGACCTCTTTCCATATCTCGAAATACTTTACCGACGACGTGTAGTAAGCCTGCGCCTCATCCAGGTATTCCTGGCTGATCTGCGTCAGCTGCCCAATAGCATCCTCATCCCCCGTCATTGCGAGTATGGCGAGTTCGCGGAACTGACGAGCCGCCTCATTCACCCTTTCGAGAGGGCCGAGCGGCGACGTATCATTCAGCTTCATTTCCTCTCGAAACTGCTTGATCGAGGAAATAAAAGCTTTCGTCCTGCCGATTACATCATTAAGGGCATCCGCCTCCTTGTCATAGGCAGCCTGCAATTGCGACGTCGCGCCCGCAAGGCTCAAGGTGTCCTCTGACCAGCCTTTGATCGCAAACTGCAATTGTGGAAACGCTTTGGACAGAATCTCGATTTCTGCCTTTGTCAGATCACTCGACAGGACAATATCCTTGAGCGACAGCGAAAGCTCGCGAAGTGCATAAGAACCATCGATACCCAGCGCGGCCGAATTCTTCAGACGCTGCTGGTAGATCTCTTGTGCATCAAGAATATCATTGAGGTATCCAACCCCCGAGAGCTGATTGAGAGAAGATGTGATATCCTTCATGAAGCCATCGCGCAGTTTTGCAAGGGCAGACCCAAGCGCCTGCTCGATACCGGCCGCAGCATCTTCTGCCGACATCCCAAGCTGTTCAAGCGTGCCCTGGGCAGCAGCGGCGGAACCGCGCAGATGCAACACCGCGGTCTCCATTTCGCTCAGCTGATCAACGCCGGCAATCGTCGCCAGCACCATTTGCTGCGCCGCCCGCTCCGCCTCCTTCACCCGTTCCGCAAGCTGCTCCGGCGTGAGGTCGCGATTGTGAAAGATCTGCAAATCTCCGAACGTCTGCGCATCCGCCACGAAATCCTTGAGTTCTTCGCGTAGCTGCTCCATTGCCGCAGCGCCCTGGAGGAAGGCGCTGTTCGATCCCATGCCGCTGCTGTAGGCTTCGATGATGCCATCGAATTTTGCTAGAAAATCCTTCTCCAGCAGGATGAAAAACTTGTTTACGTTCTCGCGCAGGCGTTTGACCAACTCGTCATCACCGGCCTTTTGAGCGACAATATCGATTTCGGCGGTCTTGTCGTAAAACTCGTTATAAGCCTGCGTGGCGGAGCCGATCCCGCGACCCTCGCCCGTCGCAAAGATAGCCTCGATCGCCGTCTTGTTGCTGTTGAGTTCGTTGCGGGCCTGCGCCTGCTCTTTCTTCTTGGCGCGCGACTTCCCGAACAGGCCGCCGATGAAGCCGGCGATACCGCCGATGATGGCGCCAGGCAGGCCGCCGGCGGAAAAGCCGGAGATTGCACCACCAAGCGCGCCCATGGCGGGATTTTCGGTTTGCGCGCCGAGGCCGAAACCGCCGAGCGCCGCATTGAGTGCACCGCCAAGCCCCGCGCCGCCGAGACTTGCGCCCGCAGTTCCACCAGGCTGACCTGCGACGATGTTAAAACCGTCGCCAGCTCCGGCGCCCACGCGAGCGGATGCAACAGCGGTCAGCGCGTTTTTCGTGCCGTCAGCAACAGCCGATTTCATATCTGGAGCCGTGCCGAGAAGGCGATCCGCCGAAGCGTAGTGCTTCGGAATATCGTTGGCGACCTTTTGCATGACGGTGGTCGCGCCGTCGATACGATTGTAAAGTCCGACCCGGCCGGCATTCACCGCAGAATAGAGATCCTTCAATCCCATGCCAGGCTCAACGCCGGCATTCTTCAAATAGCGGGTGACCGCCTCCATCTGCTCGGCAACCGTCGACTGCGCCGTAACGCCATATTGCCGGCGCTGCGGCTCGCCCCACTGGATCAGTCCGCGATGCTCACCCCATTTGCTCGTCGGCCCCTTCTGCCAGGCGTTATAGGTGCCTCCGGTTTCGTAACCGATGATGGCGGCGATATCGCGCGCCGATACACCCAGATCAGTCGCTGTCTTCTTGATCGATGAGCCAAGGTCGCTCAACACGTTCGTGACAGGCCGCGTCGAGACCCGGGCCGCCGCATCGGCAACTGCCCTGCTCTGCGTCGAGACGAACGATGACGACTTCGTCATTCCCGTTCCGAAGAGGGAACTGACCGCGTCCTTCAGGCCCGAAAAGATATTGCCTGCAGATTGGCCCGACCGTCCCGCGCTGCTCCCGCCGCCACCCAGCAAACCATCGAAAGCCTTTTGAAGGTTCGCCTGGCCGAGTTGCGCGAAAGCCGAAATCATCTTGTCGACGAAAGCGTCAAGGCCGCGCGTCGGCTCCGAAAACAGATCGGACAGCACTGAACCCAAGGTGCCCTCAACCGCCTCTGCCGCCTCCGCCATCCGGCTTTCCGTCCGGTCACCGAGACGCCGGACGCCCATTTCCGACGCTTTGAAAAGGTTCTGGATCTCAGTATTGACGGCTTTCGCCTGCAGCTCGTCGAGCTGTCCGCCAAACTGCTTCATGAGCGAAAGCAGTTCTTCAGCCTCGCGCCTGGCGGCCTCGCCTGGGAACATCTGCTCAACGAGGCGATCCGCATCATTTGCGAAGCTGCGAAAATCACGCTCCGCTTCACGTGCTGCCTTCGCAGCGTCGCGAACATCTTTGGCGGCTCCGCGCTCGCCGGCCTTTGCAGCTATGTCGTCGAAATGCTTGGTCGATGCGTCCAGTTCGGAATTCATAGCCGCAGTGGCGCGCTGCAGCTGCAGATTTACATCCGCCTCGCTTTGGCCGTTGGTAATGGATTTGCGGATCTCCTTTTCAAGATCGGCATATTCGTCGCGGATGCGGGCCGCAGCAGCAGCGCGTTCATCCATGGCGCCGATTGCGGCCGCACGTTCCTTTTTCTGCAGCGAGCTTTCCGCCGAGGAAAAACCCGTGATCTCCTCTTTCGCGCGACGATAGAGGCTGGAAGCCTCGTCGAGCTTCTTGTTGTAATCGTCCTGCGTGATCGCGCCCGCCTGAAGCAGGTTAGCTGCCTCCGTCCGCGCCTTGTTCAAGCTTTCATCTGCATCACGCAAGCCCAGCATAGCGGTCTGCGCCGCCGCAACCTCTGGAATGATGCTGCCCAGCTTCCACAAGGCGTTCGCATAAGCGCCGGCCGCACCCGCTGCGGTTCCGTACTGGCTGGCAGCCACCTTGGCCGCGTCACCTGAGTTCGCAACCGCCCAGGCGCTGGCCTGTGCGGCTCGCTCCATGCTGGCATAAGCCGAGACCAGCGCATTCAGATCGCCAATCGTCCGCGCGCCCATGGCATCGGTACGAAACTGATCGTCGAGTTTTTCCTTTTCCGTGCGGAGATCAACCGTGCGGTCGCGGACCCGTTCCAGAGCTTCCGCAACGCCCGAAGTGTTGGCGAGCGCATCCTGGGCTGCCTTCGTCTCCTCCATACGAGCGCGCAAAGCATGCAGCTCACGCGCAAGATTGAAGACGCTATCTGCCGCATCCTTGACAGACATATCATCGGTCGCTTCGAAAAGCGCACGCGCAGCAATCATCGCATCATCAAGTTCCTTGGCGCTCGATGATGCCGATAGACCGAGATCCCGAATGAAGGCCGCCTGCTGGCGCAAATCGTCGAGCCCCGGACCCTCGTTGATGCCGAAGGCGACTGGAGCAGACGGGCTATTGAGATCGGAGAAAAGCTGCTGCGCACTCTCGCGCGCGGCTCTGATCCTCTGGTCAAGCGCTTCCGCCTCTTCGGCCTGGCGCTTAAGGCCGGCGGCGAGGTCAATCTCGACGACGCCCTGCGGAAGACGAGCGGCTTCATCGCTGGCGGCACGCGCGGCCTTCTGCACACTTTCATAACCCGACAGGAGAGCGTCGAGCCATTTCTTGTGCTCCTCCAACGCCTTTCCGGCGTCTTCGGCCCCATCCTTAGAAGATGATACCCACTGGATTGCAGCGGCAGCCACGGCGACAAGCCCGATCGTAACCAGCGAAACCGGGCTGACGATCGAGGCAAAGGCGGCGCCAAGAGAGCGGACGGCGCCCGCCGCGCCCATCGGACCGAGAACCGCCGAAATCTGAGTGCCCTGCTGCAGCGCGATCTGCAGAGGGCTCATTCCCATCGCCGCCGTCACGCCAATATCTTGAAACTGCGCAGCCAGGTTCGCAGTATTCGACGCGTTGTCATTTGCAACGGCAAGGCGGTTTGTTGCCTGTGTCAGATCGTTAGTCGCCGCGATTCGAGACCGAATGGCATCGTTCGCAACTGTGGCGCCGGATCGCGCAACGTTGCTGATTTGCGCTAACTGGCCCGCGTGGCTCTTCTCCAGGGCCATGAGTGTGCGCAAAGCCTGCTCTTGCGTCGTGTATCCGAGAGCGACAGCATTGGCGGCGTCAACTGCCGCACGCTCCGCCTCTCGACGAAGCTTGATTTCCAGAGCTGCCCCTTGATCAAGCTTGGCTTGCCACCGCTCCATCGCGCGCTGTTCGGCCGTAAGCCTTTCGACCCGCTGCGTGGTGAAAGCAGCCCCCTTCCGCTCCGCTTCCGCGAACTTCGTCATCGCGGCGTTGTAGCGGTCAATTGCACCGGTCGACTTTTCGCTTGCCGCGCCGGCGGCCTGCATGCCGGTCTCGAAACGATCGAGCACGGCAAGCGAACCGCCATCGCGGACAATCAGCTCTGTCACAGCCTGCGTCATTGATGATCTTTCGGGGGGAAGGGTTAATCAACCAAGGCCGCCGCACGCGCCCTCAGGTAAATGTTATCGAGAGTTTCAAGGAGTTCGATTTCCCAAGGTTGCAGTCGCAAGCCGGATAAACGATTGAAGGCGTCGAAATCGCTCCACTCAATAGGCTGCGCATTTCCCATGCCGTCGGTCGACTTGCGTGACCGTAGACGAAGGTAAATTTCCCAAAGGAAGGACAGTGCAGCGGGCAGAGGGGGGCAGTTCAAATCCCCCTCCAATTCCCGTCGACGCTCGCCCCGCGCCCTCTGCAGGAGGCCGGTCAGGCGCTCGCGAAGCGACACGCCCTTCTTATCCGGCATGACGAGCGTCAGATGGCGCTCGGCGAAATCGATCAGTTCCCGCCCGAGCGACGAATAAAAGAATCGTCAGCCGCCAAGAACTCCAGGGCCTGCGTCATGAGCGATTGCTTCTTTCGGTCAGAAAGCAATGCACGCGCCGCTTCCGGCGAGAATTCAAGCGGCTGTCCGTCGAGATTAACGGGAGACCAGCCAAGCAGGCGGTTCACCACGGATTCGATGTTCTTCGACCGCAACTCCTCAAGGCTCTCTTCCGGAACTTTGACCTTTTTCCCATTGCGGGCAGCCTGGTCCATTTGGCGTTCACGGTGCAGAACTTCGCGAGCAACGCGTTCGCCGTGCTCGATCGTTCGGGGATGCGCCGGGCCGGCAAATGTCCAAATCCAGTCGGATGGCTTTCCATTGATGACGACGACCATTTTGCCAGTCTCGACAGATTCCAGATCGAAACTGCTAAATTCGGCTATTTTTTCATTCATGGGGTTTTCCTTTTTCGGGCAAGGAGCGGAGGGCGCCCGAACGCCCTCCGCATGCTGCAGCAATTCCATCGGCGGTTCGGGCCGCCGATCTGGTTACGCCTTCGGGAGGCGTGCGCGCGGCGCGTCAACGGCTGGCTCGTCGCGAACGACCAGTGCCGTTTCAGGCGTGGGGACCGGGGATGGTGCCGGGATAATCGCCACAGCCTTCGCTGTTTCGCTGATTGCGATCGAGGCCAAGCCCTCAGGGCGCGTCGGCCACTGGACGACGAGGCCAGCGGCCCCTCCCTCTTTGACAGCTTCCAGCAGCGCTTTCGCCGCGTCGCGGATTTTCGTTTCAGCATTCATTGCAGGTATCCTCGTTGTCGTGCGTCGGCTTACGCCGCGCTGGTTTGGAACTTGATCATCGTGGGGTCATGGGCTCCGCCGCGCTGATCCTTGCCGACAAGCAAGCCGAAGCTCTGCGTGCGGGCACCGTCCGAACCGAGTTCGGATTTCGTGGCTGACGCCAGCGTGAAGTTGCCGAGGTAGAAGCTGCAGAAGTCTTTGGGCTCGCCTTCGTTCTCGGTGAAGAGCAGATGCAGGCTCAAGACCTCCTCCTCGATAAACTGCTCGACGCGAGCGACATCGCCCTTCAAGGCTGTAATCGTGCCGTCGATATTCATGAGGTTCGTGAAAACGTCTGGCGTGACGTTGGAGCCGACAACCGGCACGCCGGCAGCATTCAGATTTAGGGTCAGATCGAGCGACGAGATGTCGAGCACATCCTGGTCGCCAAGACGGATGATTGCCTCGACAGCCGTCATGCCTTCGGAAACGGTTTCGCTCGGCGTCGTGAAATACGGGGACGAGGCCCCGGTCATAACCTGCCCGTCCTGGCCGACAAACGAAAACGTCAGGATGACCATGCCATTCGGCTGCAACTGGATCTGGAGCTGGCCGACACGATTGCCGGTGAAGATTTCCGAGCCATCGATATCGATTTCACGTTCTTCAATCGCGAAGGACCGAGGCACCATCCCCTGGATGACCTTCTTCGGCCGCACGATGGTAAATCCGGTATCCGCTACAGCATTGATGGTCAAATCATCGGGCACGGTAATCGTGCTGGCGGTCAGGCCCGTGATACGGAGATTGCGGTTGTTGTTGGCCGCCGTCGCGTGATCTTCGAGCCGGAAAACATCTCCGACGCGGAGACCGGCAGTAATCCACGAACCGGCCGCCGCGACAATCGTATTGCCGGTCGTCGTGATGCTGGTGAGGCCCGCGGTTGCCTCGGTGATAGTTAGTTCCGGTTCGAAAGTGCCGCGAAGCACGGCCTCAATCAGATCGTCATACGAGCCGAGGGAAATATCCGCCGCGTAGTTACCGCTCACGGTCCGAGAACCGTGGCGGCCGCGCGTCGTCATCCCGTCCCGCCGGTTTTCGTTGGACCGGATAGGCTCCTTGCTCAGAGTAATGCCGCCAGAATTCGGGCGGAATACCTTCGCGCCAGATGCACCGGGCAGCTCGCCGTAGTTGGTTTCGAGCTTATACGCCACTTCGATATTGCGGCCTGTTTGGTAAGGCATCGTCAGATCCTCTTGGACATGGATATGCGCTTGCCCAAGGCGCTGACCAAAGGGCAGGTAGTCCGCAGTGGACTGGAATGGGCTAAGCCCGGTGGTAGAATTCGAAGGGCGTCATGATGCTCATCGCCCACCATGAGCCGGACGGATTTTCCGACTTCGCGTGGTTCCCCGGTCCGATTTCCGGTGTCCAGGTCTGGACATACACTCCGGGCTCGACTTGGTGAAAACGCACGGTTCGAAAGATGTCAGCCAGATCATCCGCAAGGATGCGAGCTTGCTCACGGCCGGTCTTTCCGCCACCTCGCGGCACAAACAACGTGAGGGCGACAATGCCGTTGGTGACCGTGATATGGTTTCCAGGCCGGCCAACGCTTTTGATGGCGCTGCGCGTAGTGACTACCTCACAAAGCACCCACGGTTTACGCTTCCCATCCGGGCCGGCAGTTTCCGGTTCGTTGTCGTTTTCGAATGCGATAGGCGTTGCGGACCAGTTGTCGCGCAACCGTGCTTCAATCGCGTTCACCGCATCGGAAAAGGTCGCCATCTCAGCGCTCCTCAATAACCAGGGCAGGATATCGGAGCCCAGCCTTGTTGCCTGCGCGCCCACTCACGATACCCCCACCTACAACAGCGCGATACGTGAAACCGATGCTGGCCTCATTCCCGAACCTGCCCCGTACCATATCTGCGGCTTGGAAATAGACGCGGCTCGATCCGTCAACGCGCATTTTCATCGCGCCCAATTCGATCTTCCGGGCGTACGGCTGCACGTTGGTGATGACTACTTCACCGCCGGCATAGCCCTCCATATTTCGGGCCAGCACACCGTTCACAAGAAGCACATGGCTGTTTCGATACTCGCCCGACAAGACAGGTGACAGATCGAACAGAGTTTCCAGGGCGAACTGCACCACTTCGGCAAGTCGCGGATACAGGTAGCGGATCATGCCACCCGCCTTCACCGCATCCTCAGGAGCGCCGCGCTTCCCGTCAACGAAACGCTCAAAACGCGTTGGCTGCGGTGCGGCCCGCATCACTTCCGCATGCTTTTCCTTCGCGAGTGCAACCAGCGCTTTCCGCGTCTCTTCGATTGTCTCGCGGGCCACAACACTGAAAATCTGCCGATAGTTTTTCGCCATCAGCCTGTCACCGTTGCGTTGATGCGGACAATGACGCCATTCATACGGATCACCTCGGGCCGTTCATCAATAACAATTTCCGGATAGTCGCCAATGCGGATCCAGTCACCGCCCTTAACTGTCCCTCCAAAATTTCCGAGGAAGGATGGTGAGAACACAATCACTCGGGTTCCTTGAGCAATGCCTGCCCCGAGCGTTTCAGGCTTGGATTTTCGTACAAATGCCCGAACATTTTCTTCGATCGAACCACGACGAATGCGAACGGTTTCTCCGCGCCTGGACAGAGCATCGTCCAGGCGGGCGATCGTGCCTGCGGGCGTATCAGACAGATCAATCATGCGTAGATTCCGTTTCTGTACCGAGCCAGACTTCCCAGCACCGAAGCCGGCAGGCTCGAACCACTCGCCTTCCCAGGGAGTGCGCCCGCCCAAAAATCGGTACGGATCGTTTCGACGCCATCAACCTCGATCGAATGCGCTTTGACAGTCGGGTCGCGCGTCATCTCGATCCAGTAAGAGCGCATCGTCTCTATTGCGACCTGTTTGAGATCGTCCGGGACATCAGTGAACCCCGCCCAATATTCGACCACGACCGTACCGGACCAAACCCCACTGCGATGAGACAGCAGGCCTGCCCCAGAATTGACCCGAAAGTTGTCGGGACCAATGACTGCGCCAGACTGGCTGACGGAAACGATTGAGATTGCATGTCGACGAGAGAGAACCACAACCCCCTCCTTATGATCTAGATCAATCGTCTGGCGAAGGCGCTCTCTGCGCAGCGTTGGTGGATCCTCACCCTCATCGGCTGCGGCAATGTTGCACTCCGTTGCAATCGCCGCCGCCACTCGCTCATCAAGCGCTTCTAGATCAGCATCTCGCGACGCGTCGGCCGAACCGAGACCAGCTGCGGCCCGACGCTCTTCCGCCGTCAGAAGCGTCGTTTCAGGAGCTGCGGTGACGACAACGAAAGAGGTGTTGCTCATTGGGCTTTCGATTTCTTGAGGTGTTCAAACGCCGCAGCCAGGTCCATTTTCGGATATGCCCTCAGCGCACTGGATTGCGAACAGTTGATGATGCGGCACCCGATACGGTCGAGATCCATCGCGGCATCGTCGAGGCACTGCCGCCAGTATTCGACCGTCCCCTCGTGGGGGTTTCCCAGCCCATCAAGGTGCGCACCGTGCCAGTGCAAACCCGATGAAATTGACGCATCGAATCCGACGAGGATAATGTCGCGAGCGCCAAATTGCACAGCCAGATTGAGCGCCTGGAACCCTGAGCATCCGCCAGAACCGATCGTTCCCGCCGGCTCCAGAACAATTCGATCGACCCACTGTCCGCAAGGACGCTTTGCAATCTGAACCGAGGAGACACCGGGCGCCCCTTCGCGACCAACGCGAAGTCCTGGTATCTCGCAAGGGACACCGGAGCGCAGCCACCATTCCGGGTCGCTCGCATACAGCACATCCGCCCGCGGGCAAAGACGCCAGGAATTGTTGATCGCGACAAATCTTCCTGCGCGCGAACAACCCGAAAAATCGGCCGCGACCGCCGACGGTCCCGATGCCACGATAGTGACGATCTGTCCGCGCCAGTCCTGAAACCAGTCGGGGTGATCACCATTTCGTACCATCTGGCCCGACCTGCGTTAGATCGCGTCCGCGCATACCCGGCTTGCCCGGTTCACCGGGCTTGCCAGGGTCACCATGCCGGCCGTCCCGGCCTTTTTTAACCGCCAGACGCCAGCCTTTGCCGCTATCCGGCTTCTCATTGGTATCGGACTGTGCGATCCAGAAAGACCCGCCCCACGTTACGCCATCGCCAGCCGTATAGCTGTGTCCGTCTTTATAGACGCCACGATCGATGACGATCGGCAGGGTGAAGGCAAACTCCTTCGACTGACCGCCTCGAACGAAGCTCAGGCGGATAGTTTTCTCACCATCGAACGTTGCCTGCAGATCATCGAACCCGAGACCGTCGACACCATCTCGAGGCTTCGGGAGCGCCGCAAACCGCTGGTCGATCTTCTCTTGCAGCAGTCGCTCGTCCGAATCCTTGCCGACCACCTCGCCAAGATGGACCGCCTTGCCATCCGTGAGCGTCACTACGAGAGATCCGGATCGGTCAATGAAGGCTCCCGCCAGACCGACGCCATCTTTGCCGTCGATCCGAGGCGGCAAGGCCTTCACGGCGGCATCGACGGCGATGTCGATCACCGGACGCATTTCTTCGATTGTAACGCTCACGCCGTCTTTCGGCTGCGGCAACTCCAGCACCTTGGCCGCGACTTCCGCTTTCACAAGCTCGGAAACTACGCCCATGTCGACATCCTTGCCGTTCGTCCCGGGCTCACCGTCCTTTGCTGGCGGCAAGCGTCCAACCGCTTCGGAAACCAGAGTGTCGATATCGGGCAGCTCGAAAGTCGGGACAAGATCTCGGACCAGATCCTGCCGTAGGCTACCTATCTCGTCTTGCAGCATATGGCGTACAACATCGAGATCGGCATCCTTCCCGTCACGAGCGACCGGAAGCTCTGACAATTGGCGCTCGACAGCACCGATGCGCTGCGACAAGCCGTCGATCTCCTTGGCAAGGTAGTCCTTGACGACCGATACGATCTCGGCGCCGAAGGCTTTTCCATCGAACATCAGCGCAGCCCCTTATAGATCTCGACCAGCGCAGCACGCGCCTCGGCTTCGGCATTGTCATTTGCAGGCGCTTCCGGCGGCGTATCCTCCACGGCCGGCGCAGCCGTCGCAGCACTCGCAAAAGGATCTGCTTGCGCATCGCGCCGCGCGAGTGCGGCAAGCGAGTAGTTCTGCTGTTGCATGTAAGGCGTATCGCCACCTGCCACCGGCTTCAGGCCGAGCCGTTTCCGGGATTCGTCGGGCGCCTTGATGCCGCCGCCGACAGCGGCGGCCTCGGCCACGATCAGCGTCGCAGTGTCCATGCGGAGGAGATCATCGAGGTCGAATTCCGTGCCATATTTTCGGCCGTCTTTCGCAGCGGTCAATCCGAGACCCTCATCAAGGCAAAGCTCAATGCTCTCGATCAGGATCTGCAGGCACTGCGAATAATATTGCTGACCGAGGGCTTCGACATTGTTGTTCAGCGGCGCCGCACCCACCCCGGCCATGTAGGCAGGCACACCGAATGTGGAGCAGACGGTTTCAGCCGACCACTTTAGCTGCTCGATCAGCTGCGCGTCGGTCGCCTTTACTGCCATCGTTTCATACTTCAGGCCATCGCCGAGGACAGCAGTCCTGCCGACATTCTCGCCCGAGTAGTTCGCTTCCCAGTGCGCCTTGAGACGCTCGGCATTTTCCTTTGAGATGGCCCCGGGAGCAGTCAAGACTCCGCCGGGGTTAGAACCATTCCCGAAAAAGCGAACGCTGTTCGTCTGGATCTTGAGGCCCTGAACAGCCGCAAGCCCGCATGCATGGATGGGCGACGTGCCGATCAGCGGGTGATAGATCGTGTTCCAGCGATCGTGAATGATCTCGGAGGCCGGCACGGTAACGCTTGCCTGAACGACACCGCCGAGCGGATCGCGGCCCATCTCATAGTAGACGGAGCCATCCTCGGCCACCAGCGGCTTCACCCTGTTGGGGTCCAGCACATAGATGGCCGCCACGACACCACGGTTATCCCGCTCCTTGAGGATGTAGGCATTGCCGTGAATCAGTTTCGACTCCACCCAATTGGCATAAAACTGGATACGGTTCTGCCACCGGTTTGGCTTCCGCAGTACCGGCGAAAATGCGGGCGAATCTGCCTCGGTCCAAATGCCATTGGCATCCATCTCCACCAGGCGGATCCGCATTTTCGCGACGTCGGACGAGATCAGGGAGATGCACCGAAAGACCGCGCTGTATGTCAGCACCGTATCGACCTTGACCTCGACATTCTTCTGCCAGGCTCCGGTAAAACTCTCCTTGATCATACCCCACCAGCCGCCGCGATTATCGACGGCAGACAAAGTGCGAGCCGACTTCTCGCGGGGCACAAGCGGGACCGACGACTTCATGATCAAGCGCCCTGCTGCGATGCCGCGATCTTTTCGCGCAACGTTGCTGCATCCCAGGCATGAAAGGGCTTTTTCCCGAGGGCAGCCTCGTACGCCGCCCGGGCGGAATCGAGATCGTGATTACCAGCACCAATCGCGGGTTCGCTTTCGGCGATGACTTCCTCTTCACCAGCCGGGCGAGCCTTGCGAATGGCGATCAGAATGCGGGCATCGCGATCTCGCTGCGTCTCGAAGCTGTCGCCAGCCATCAATCGACGGGTCGCATATGTCATGGATTTCGTTGCCACTAGTTTCATCGTCAGTCTCCAGCGGGAAGAGAGGTGTGAGGCCGGCAGAGCACCGGCCCCAAGTCTCAGCAGGCGTCAGGCGACGCCGTACTTCGCGCTGTCGATGTACTGGACCGCTCCCGCGCGGCGCTTGGCCCAGTTGATGTACCGCTCGGCGCGGATGCCAACCATGTTCATCTGCCAGAGGGAAATCATGACCGTGTTAGCCACCGGCGGATTGGTCGGCGCGCTGTCCATCTGCAGGGACGCCTGGTTGCTGGCGTCGAGCATGACCTGACCATCATCAGCAAGCAGCACCTCGCTCGCTTTCGCCAGGATGATACGGGCTCCGGCGCCGGTCACGGGCGAGCCGCTGCCCGGATTGGCGGTGACATTCTCCGACAGCACGACCGGCAAGCCGAAGAAGGTGCCACCGGAGGATCCACTGATTTGGATTCCGGGAAACTCCGGCTGCCCAAGAGGGTTCAGCATCATCGCCAGCCCCAAAGCCTGCGTTTCAGACATGACCCAGACCGCACCTGCAATGGACAGATTCGCGGTCAGGAATTTCATGAAAAGTTTGTTCACATCGAGCCGGACAGCATCGGCGTCAGTTCCGCTCGCAACTACGGGCGTGACGCCGTTGGTGATCGAAGCCGGAGAGACATCCGTCACCGCCGCCTTTGCGGGGTCGACAAAGTCCTTGTCCATGGTCTGGATGATCGTGTCAGACAGATCCTGCCGCACAATGCCTTCCGCGGCCGGATTGGAAGCGCGGACCAGCTCTTCCGTCAAAACGACGATGCCAGCGAGCTTGGTCGTGCCCAGCGTGATCTGGTCGAACGAAAGTTCGCTGACGGGCTTCGGGGCGCCTTGACCGACCCAGGACGCAGACGATCCGCCCGTCTGACGCGGGATCTTGATGTTGAACGGCACGCGACGCAGACCAGGGATTCGACCGATAATGGTCTGGGGACGCAGCAGTTCGGCGAATTCGGAAGCCATGTTCTGATATTCTACGAGCGGCTTCGCCCAGTCTGCATCCGTCGTCGAACCAGCAGAGACGGCCGCCTTCAGCACGGTCTCTACTTCCGGAGTGCTGTCGTGCCAGTTCTTCGCGATCTCGACGGACTGCATCAGGTTGCCCTTGCCGAGAGCCAGGGCCATCGCGTAGCGCGTGAACGCTGTGCCCTTCGGCAGGTTCGTGCCTTTGACCTGAATGGTAATGCCGCCGCGAACTTCCGATCCGCTGGCAAGGTCCCTGACGCCGCCGACCGGCGTCGCCTTCTGTGCCAGCGAACGTTCGCGGTCGCGCAGACGGCCGAGATGCTCGTCGATTTCCTTCACCTCACCGGCAAGGGTGTCGTATTCCTCCTTCTGAGCGGCATCGAGCGTCTCGCCCTTGTCGGCCGCGACATCCATGATTTCGTCCATACGGGCGGATTTCGCCACGCGGGTCGCTTCGAAGGCCGTGATCTGTTCGGCAATGGTTTTCATTTTCGTCCCTTTCTTGGGCGCTGGATTGACTGACTTCGCGGTGGAACCCGAGACGCCGGGACGGACAGGCCGGTCGGATGCGGTCTGCTGTTTGCCAGACGCGGCAAGCAGAGGGGCATCGATCGACTTGACAAGATCGATGGTGGCGTCGGCATTGGCCGGGACGGTCACCAGCGAAAGTTCGTAGACTTCGGATTTGCTGAAGCGAATGCCGCCGTCATCGAGAAACGAGTATTCAACCGGCCGGAAACCAATCGATACAGCGCGCACTAGGCCGAGCTTGACCTCACCCCAGGCGGTATCGACCCTGTCTTTCAGCGAACCAGGCTCATTGATAACCGGAAGCCGTGCTTCGAAGGTGATGCCCGCCTTCGTGGGCCGGTCGAACGTCACAGTCCCCACAGGTTCATGGTGGTTATGCTGATGCAGCAGTGGCATCGGATTGTTGAACTGGACGCCCAACGGTTCGACGATATCGCCGACGCGGTCAGCGTTGGGTGTCGTTGCCGTTCCACGGATAATGCGTTGCTCTTCCTCGACCGCTTTCACGGTCAGGATGGAATAGGCGCGGTTCATGGATTTGCCTCCTCAGGCGAAGAACATCTGGTATTCGGGGGCTCGAGCGACTTCCGGATTCTTGCTCATTACGGTGACCGCATCCATCAATGCCATCCATGGATCGATCTTGTTGTCGCCGGCATTCTGCTTCGTCGCCCGGATCGCCGTGGCCGTCGCTTCGATCTTCACGTTTTCAACGCACCAGTCCATCAACCGGCTGACGGCATGTACCAGTGTCCCGCGCGCTAGCCGACGTTCGGCGGTCTTAATCGCATTCATCAACCTGATGCCCTGGCCGACACCAACAACAAGGCCGCCATCCTCGGTAATACCGATCTTCGCCAGTTCATCGACCAGTTCGCCATAGGGGCCTTCTGCATCAATAGCTACGCAGGCAAGCAAACCGGCGTCGTGGATCTGCTCGATGATGCCGACGATTTCACTCAGATCTTGCAACCGGTCGTCAACAATCGTCAGTTCCTGGGCGGTCGCGAAGTCGGTGAGCTTCGTGGCGATGCTCTGCCGCCGCTCCAGCACGCCATCGTGGCACCAGGCATGGCACCATGCCAGCCAGTTTTTCGTGCCACGTTCGCGGCCGAGGGCAGCAAACCCGAAGAGATCGTCGAGACCGCCGCCATCAATGCCAACAACGATGGCTTCGCTGCGCTCAATCAAGGAGTCAAACGTCAGACTGGCATCCTCGCGCCGCGCCCAGAATTCGGCGCCAGGCCACGCGTCGGATTTCATGCCAACGCCGATTTCAATGTTCAGATGCTGGCTCGCCCAGATCTGGATATCCTTCTGGCCCTTGCCGCGCTCCGCTTCCCAATCCTTGATCAGGCTGTCGAGCCTCATTGAGCGCCCAAGGTTCGGCATCACCATGGACCAGTTACTCGGGTCCTGCCACAGCGCCGGATTGCGGCCGATCTCGCCCGGAAATTCGTACAACACCGGCAGCATCGCCCGCATCGTCTTGCCGCGATATTTGCCGTCGCGAATCTTGCGTGCCTGAATCAGCTCATCGCGGAAGGCGCCGGCGGGCGCCTCGTCGCTCTGGGTGCTGATGATGAGGAAAAAGCCCTCCGAATTCTTTTCGAGACCGCCACGGATCTGGCGCAGTACCTTCGTCGCGTAGGCATTCCGCCCCAGCAACCAGAGTTCGTCCAACAGGACAACAACCGGCATAGACCCGGTCAGGATATCGAGCGCAAACGTCTTGACCTTCATCTTCGTGCCGTTCACACGGTCGTGGATTTCCTTTAGATGCTCCTTGGCGTCGAACCGCTTGTAGAGATCCGGGTCTGCATCGATCATTCCTTTCGCCTGCGCGAACGCACGGTCGGAAATTGCCTGCGTCGGGCCGACAAACAGCATCTCCGCTCGCGGCCGAAGGTTCATAACCATCGCGGTGACCATCAGGCCTGCCGAGTAGGTCGTTTTCGACTGCCCTTTAGGCACAAGCGCCAGGACCTCCCGGATAAGCCGCTCGTTGGTTTTCGGGTCGCGCGATCCGAAAACAGCACGAACAATATCGCGATACCAATCACCAGCCGCATCACGCATTTTCGGCATCCCCGGCACGTCAGGCAAGCGCAGCTCATCGAAGACATTCACAGCCATCTCGGCCTCGTCGGCGAAAAGCGGAAGATCCGGGATCAGCGACCGACCGGAAACGATACGCTCTTCCCAGTCAACGCAACTGAGATCCCATTGCGCCTGCGGCGTCAGCATCAGTTCATCCGATCCGGATTGGCGCGCTGGTTCATCAGCCGGCCGAGCGGAGTGTCGTCGCTCATCTCAATGGCATCCTTCAGTTCCTGCTCTTTTTTGCCGAGCTTCTTTTCCTTCGGAGCTTTTGTGTTCGTGGCATTCGCAGCGGCGCGCTTGTAAAATTCGCCGTCGCCAGCCTCGGCCTTGTCGAGCACCTTGCGCATCTCCTTGATTGCCGCGACGTTGCCTTCATGGACCTGCTCGAAAAGCTTCAGCAGATTTTCGCCCTCGACGCGGAACCGCGCCTCTTCTCGCGAACGCATTTCGGCGCGATAACTCTTGCGCAAGGTCGGCTCGGAAATACCGAGTGCTGCTGCAATCTCGGAGTTCTTACGGCCGATCGCCATCAGTAGCATGACCTTCGCGCGCCGGGCATCGTTCACGACATGCGGGGGGCGGCCCCGCTTTCCCAGGCCCTCCGGGACGACGTCGCCGAAAAGATCGTAGTTGACCACCGCGGCCACACCCTTCCCAAAATGTAAATAAATGCCGGGAATTCCAGCGACGAGGCAGGCGTTTTCCGGAATGCCCGGCTCTTCACTTAATGATTTCAAAGGCTTGCGGCAGGCAGCTAAAGCCGGCCTCATTAAGTGGCCGCCAGAGACCTCAGAAATTCGGCCTCAACGAAAAAAAACCTCTGAATGCCACCCATGCGGTTGGGACCCCTCCCGGCCTCCAGACTTCGACCCGCCCCCCCCCTGGGAGGGGTCAAAGGCGGACCCTGAGGCTGTCACGGCCTTGCCACCATCCGCTTCGCCCTCGCCGCCGCCGTCTTGCGGGTGTGGCACGATCCGCAAAGGCACCTGACGTTAGCGGGGTCCAGCAGCGCGCCGCCGTCCCGCACTTCAACGATGTGATCACCGAAGATCCGTGTATCGGTTCGCCCGCATTCCTCGCACCGGCGCCCTCGAACCTTCAGAACGCTCTTCATCAGCGCCCGCCATTCTACCGACAGATAGAACGGATCAGCAGTCTTTGCCGGCGGCCTGACAGACCGCGCATCTATGATCGGGATCGAGGAGGAGATCTTTTTCAGTTTGGGCGACATGGCCGCCGGTCAAGCAGTGATATGCTTGACCGCCCACATGACAGCCTCTTCAGTCTTCGTCTTCGCAATCGACAGCTCACGCGAACTGCCCGCAGCGTCGATCAGGCTAAGCAACTCAAGCCCCTTGTCCTTGATCGCGACCATCTGCGCTTTCTCATCATCACTCAGCACACGGTACTGGTGACGAACGGCGTTATTGGCAACGCGGCCATCAGATGCGCTATCAACCTGCGTCATGCTTCGTCCTCACGATGTAACGGATGAGACCGGGCACGATGCCCATACTCTAGAAACAGCAAAGGCGACCAATTGGCCGCCTTTGTCGCCTCCGGATGACCGCCGGGCCGCTTGAGATGTAAGGCTCGCAAACACGACTGCTAACCCGAACAGCGCCTCACATCATCATCTGAAGTCATAGCAGTAGCACTTGGCCTGAATCGGTGCCTCAAATGCGAGGCGGTCAGGTCAGGGTCTGTCCGGTTACCAACGTGGCGGTCTCCCGCACTCCTGGCCGGTCGTGCCGACGAGTCAAACGTACACTCAGGATCAACAGATCATCCGTTGCTATAGCTGTCAGAGCTTGGCAAGGAATGCAAGAGGCGTGGTGATCACGCTTTCCTTGCCTTTGACGACCACCTTCACCTTTCCCTCAACCTGCACCTTAGGCATCCCACGGGCGATCACCATGCTGCGGACGCTCTGCAGCTGGCCGACAAATCCTATGAACAACCCTTCCTCGAAGCGAACCTGATTGCCCACTTCAAAGCTTGGACGATCGGCCTTGATGTACTGGCCCTGCTCGCTGTCACCAACGATCTCCTTGAAGCGATTAACTTCGTCATCGCGAATCCAGTACGGCTCTTCGTTGCCGCCAACGAAGCCTTCGACACCCTTTTGAAAGACGATGCCGGCGAAGGCGGCACTTGATGGCACGATGCAAGCCAGCACGTAACCAGGCATTACGGGACGCTCAGGATGCACCATCTTCCGCCCGCGCTGCCAGAAGACCCCAGCCCGCCAAAGCGGCAGCCACACATGAATACCTTTGGCCGCGAGACGCTTTTCCACAGCCTTTTCCCTCCCGTGAAGCACATCGAGCACGTACCAGCGCTTATCGCCCTGCTGACTCGCTTCTGCCATCGACAGCATGGAGACCTTCAGTTCGCGCCAATTTCGCCCCTTGGCGAGAGCGGACTGATACCGATTTTCGTCATAAGCCTCACTCACGGCGTAAATCTTAGTGTTGTGCATCATCGTCGCGTCCCTCGTTGATAGCTGCCCGAAAATTTGCCATTGCGCTCTCCGGATCACCTGCCGGAAAGAAGAACCATTCGTGCCCGGTATCGGCGAACCACGGCAGGCCAAGCCGACGATGCATCTCGCACCACTGCCAATACCGGTCACTGTCGCGGTGCGCTCGCTCGAACCCTTCGGCGAGTGCGGCGATCCTGGAAGGCACTGTTGCCGGCCTCGGCTCTGCCGCCATGCCCGCCGCTTTCGGCCAGCCGTATTTCGTCCTGCGCTCAAGCTCGATCGCTTTCGCCCGCTCGGCATCCCGCATTTCCATCCGCTGAAAACCTGACGGCGCAGGGAATGCTGTGGCCATGGGCTTGCAAAGCTCCGAAAGCCACAAAGCCATCCACGGCTTCGAAAAGGCGTTATGCAGCTGCGGTGCGGCAGGGTCTGCGGCGCGATCAGGTACGTCGAGGAACAGCCTCTGCTGCAGGTAGGTGGAAGGCGCCGGCACGTGGGATTTCTTCTGCGCCTTCAGCATGGCGATCCATGCAGGGAACCGCTCGATAGCCATCCGGCGCTCGTCAGCCGTCAGACGCATGAACGGCGCCTTGGCCGGCTCTTTCGGCATGCCGGCGAAGCCAGGCCAGTCTTTCACCAAGCCCCAGAAGTCGCGTTCGATCTTTTTACGATCTTCGTCGTCTCGCTCGCGCTCTCTCTCCCTTACGGGTTCTATTACTGGTTCCTTTACAGGGTTACTGTCCAGATTCTGGACTCGGCTTTCGCCATTTTCTGGACACGGCTCGCCCTGATTTCTGGACTCGGCTTCGTCGTTTCCGTGTCCAGTTTCTGGACTCGGCTTTTCACAGGTTTTGCGCTCAAAACCGTCTTCAAAAGCAAAGCGATACCGCGTTGATTCCTGCCGTTTCGAACCCCGCTCACGCCGCTGCTCACGACGGATAAGACCGATGTTTTCCAGCTCATTGAGGTAGACATTCAAGGTCGATCTCGGCATCTCGCAATCGTCGGAAAGCGTCTCCTGCGACGGAAAACAGCCATGGTCAGGATGGAAGCGGTCGCAGAGGTTCCACAAAACAATCTTTACGGCCGGCTTCAGACCGCGCTGCTTGATCGCCCAGTTGGTTGCGTCGTGGCTCACTGCAGCACCTCGAAATCATGCAGCAGCAAATCGCCGGCAAGCGCTCTCATTCGCCCCCTCGCCGCCAGCAGGTCGACAGACACGAGACCATCATGACGACGCCACGCATCCATGTCGCGCAACTCCGCCTCCAGATAGGCGATGCCATCATGGAAGAAGGCAACGGTGAGCCGGTTCCTGATTGTGCCCTCGCAGAGCACCAAGATTTTAAGCGGCGCTCGCACGAGCCAAGCGGCTCGCGCAGCGTTGCAGGCGCACCTGTCAAGCGCCTCGATAATTGGAAGCGCCGCGTTCACTGCCCGATTTCCTTCCGGATCTTCGCCTCCAGGCGCCGCGTCTCGGCCATCTGCGCCGAGATCGTCGAGAAGGCCGCCCGAATTTCGGTGATGGCCTCCTGCAGCTCACCCTGCATCGTCGCCACTCGTCGAGCGATGGCAACCTGATCGCCTTCCAGCTTCGAAAAAGCCGCCACCACCTTCTCAGAGGCAGCCAGGAAAGCCTCGATTTCCGGCGTCACGCCCTCCGGACCAAAGATTGCCGCGCGGATATCCGTCACCCATTCCTTAGGGTAACCCAGATCGCGCCCGACACGGGTATCCGTCCAGCCGGGCCGATATCCGGCTTCCGGATTGAGATAGACCTCAACCAGCTTGAGATTGATGATCTGCCGTTCTTCGAACGTCGGCGCACGCGCAGCCGAAACCGCGACGATGTCCACAACCGCAGCCCGTTCGGCAGCTTCAAAGGCCTTGCCCATACCTGTCCCCTTTTTACTGCGGCGCGCGCGTGCGCATTCAACGCAACGATCCTTCGCACCCCTCAAAGACCAACCCATCGCGTGAAAATGCTGAATGACCGCAGTCGGCGGCCGCCGTCGCGCCCCGCGCTTGTGCGGGTAGAAGCCCACCGAGCCGCACTCAGCGCAGACGATTTTCGAGGCGAGAATGCGCTCGCCATTCGCCTCGATCATCTCTTCCGGAAAGGTGCGTTCGCTCATGTCTCACCGCCCCCCAGATCCAAGCCGATTTGCTCGGCTCTCGCGGTCGGCGCTGGCGTGACGAACATATCCGGCTGCCGATAAGCATCGCGGATGCGCTGGCAGGCGATATCGAAATAGGCCTCGGAGATTTCGATGCCTACAAAGGCCCGCCCCCCCCCTTGCGCACGCTACGCCCGTAGTGCCGCTGCCCATAAAGGGATCAAGGATGACGCCCGCGTCCGCAACAAGACCGAGGCACCAGCGCATCAATTCGACCGGCTTCTGTGTCGGATGCTGGCGATCCTTTTCCTTCCCCAGCATGCCGTTGCCGTTGAAAACGAACTTCTTTGTCGCAGTGCCATCGAGGCTGGTCCAAGCCAGTTCTCCATCCGAGTAGCTTGGCATGGTCTGCAATTTGTCCCACCACAGCCACTTCTGTGATGCAGGCAGCAAATCTGAGAAATAGTTTCCTCCCCAAATTATATGACGCTTTGCCTGATCAAGGATGCGCTCGAAGAATTCAGGCGACGGCCTTGAATCATCCCACTCACCTTCGTAAGTTCGCGATATACGTTTGCCACCGAGGCCCTTGCCGCCGAGGCCCATTCCTTTCGAGCGGCCAATGCCATACGGCGGGTCCGTAACGACGGCATCAACCCTGCCCAACGCCGGCATAATTTCCATACAATTGCCGAGATAAAGCTCACATTGGCCGATCACCTGGACACGTTTTGCTGCCGGGCAGCGCTCCTGCAGCAGTCGAGCCCGATTGGCGGCGATCGCGACGTTGTAGCTTTCAAAAGCATCTTTCTGCGGGTCATACTCGCTCACGCCGCCTCGCTTTCCGCCACGGCCGGCATGTAATCCGCCCAGTCCACCCGGTTGAGAACCGTCTGCTGCCCATAGCTCCCGTCTGCCTGGCGCTCCCAGACAAACCACGCCGTATTCATCGACGAGCTGGCCTTCGCGCCGTCCCATCCGTCGCGGTGCATCATCGGCAGTCTGTGCTTGAACATGTAGACCCGCGCCGGGCGCATATCCTCAAAGACGAAGTTCCGATCTTCATCCTCGTACCCGCCATACGCATTCCAGTTGAGCAGCAGCGCCATCTTGCGCGGTCGGTGGACGCGAAGCGCATGCGCCATGAAGGCGTTCATCTCGTCGCCATAAGGCGGGTTGGTGACGATATCGTACTCGTCGGGACAGAACCGCCCGCCCTGCATGAAGTCGCCGACGAACTGCAATGTGCCGTCGCGATCCGCCGTGCCGTAATCGACAATATCGGCCAGAATCACATCATGACCGGCAGCCTCCAGCGCGCGGCTTATTGCACCCCGTCCGCAAGCCGGTTCTGCAACGAGCTTCGAAAATCGCTCCATCGCCAGCAGAGCAAACATGGCTTCCGGCGGAGTTTCGTACAGGTTGTGACCGCGCTCTTCCCGCGTCGCCGTCTTCGCACCGATGGCCGACTTCAAATTGGCCCGCGTCGGTTCCAGTCCAGCCCGCAACCTTTCCTGAATGGCGCGCTCCACGATGCCCGGCTGTTTTTTCTCAGCCTTCGCCAGCTTGCGCGCCGCGTGCACCTGCTGCGCCGTAAGACCCACATCGTCGAGACGGAAAGTATTTTCGTCTGAAATACTTTTAGGCCTGCCCTTGAGGACACGCCCCTCATCCTGCGCCGTATCGACCTCCTCCGCGATGCGGATCATCGCGCGGCTTTCGATCAGGAGCGCATCCGCCTGAATCCGCCGGCAGGCGTCCAGACTTTCCCGCGCTTTGAACCGGCTGGCGAAACGTCCGGCAGCTTGCGCCTCGTCGTACACGCCCGAGGCCAGCATGCGCGCGGCCATCACGTCGCCATCGCGCAGCAACTGCGCTGCCCGCCCCGACTTGGCCGCCAATGCGGGCACATCTGCTTTGGCGGCGACCGCCACTGCAATCTCACCGACGCTTGTCAGATACTCCCGCCCGCGATCCGTCAAATTCCAGAGGCTGCCTTCGGTCGCCGCGCGCCGCGCCGGATCACGGCGCAAAAACCCCTTTCCGGCCAGACGGCTCGCAACGCCGTATTGAGCGCCGAGGCAAACGATCTGGCCTTCGGCGCCTGCCTTGATGAGCAGTTCGTGCCCGGCCTTGCCCGGTTTCGGAAACGAGGCCGCCATCATTCGCACCTCAGCAGCCGGTCGAGGTAGCGAATCCCGTCCGGCGTGATGCGGAACAGATCGTCATCGCGGCAATCCTGCGTCAGCAGGCGCGCATTGCAGCAGGCGATCCCCGCCTCGCGTTCCGCGTTGCGCCCGGCGCGCAGCGCACCTGACGCGAGCCGGACCCGCGCCAGAAAAGCAAGCGCACGCGGCCCGACCGGCGGGCCAGAGGATCGAATGTCGGCAGAATTCGAGATCGCCATGTCACACCCCCGTCAATTGGTCGCGAGCCTGTTCCAGCGCGCGAATGGCTTCGTTGATTTCCTTCAGGATGCGTTTCCGCTCGCCGGCATCGATCTTGAGATCGTCGAGGGCAGCGGTGATTTCACGGATTACGTCGACGAGATCCGCGTTCAGCCGGAGTGCAGTGCGGTGACAAAACTCCAGAGGCGATCCGCCGACGCGCTCTTCGCGCACCAGGCGATAGCCGAGTTCCCGCGCCATCGCCGCGGTGATCACTGGCGAGCCGGCCCGCCGGTCAGCCTCGACCGCCAGGTCGACGCGAATAAAATTGTCCCCGTGCTCTTCGTTGAACGAGGCATATTTCGAAAGCGTCGGAATCCCCATTCGAAGCAGTTGCGACAGCAGCGTGACGCCGCCGGCAAGATCGAAGGCCGCCGCTGTGGCAGCCTTCAGCGCCCGTAGGCTGATTTCGGAAAGTGTGCGCACGAAAACACCCCTGAAAAGCGGTCAAGGAAAAAGGATCGGAAAAAGATTCAGTGATCGGCGCTCACCGGCGCCGTAACAATCGGGCCGTCATATCAAGGGGGACCACATGCAAGATTATGGCGGCAGAAACATTCCGAGGCCGGTGGACTCGCTCGACCGACCTGATGTTTATTCATCGCGCAACCGTCCGACGCTGGAGCAGACAGAATGGCGCCTCGAAAACCACGAAAGCCCTCGCGGGAAATCCTCGCCGCAGAGAACGCCGCCCTTGCGGCGGTCCTTCGCGCCGTCGTTCGATCTCTGGTGGACGAGAAGCCCCGTGACGAGAGGGATGCCATCCTCGGCGCGATGCGAAAGACGGTGGACATCGAGCTGTCACGCCACCATCTTGAGGATGAGGCCTTGGGCGCGGCCTCGAAGATCATTTCCGATATATTTTTCCCATGACGTCGCCCTGAAGTCGGACGATCTCCGCCCGCAGCCTTTCGACCTCGTCGCGCAAATCGCAGATCGCCGCGATAACAAGGCGGTTGTCGCAAGAGCCGCGCTTGCAAGGGAGGACGGAATGCAGCAAGACGCCGAGCCATCGCATGGCAACACCTCTCAAAAAGAAAAGAAGGAAGGGACGCTTCGCCAGGCAGAGCCTGTCCCGGCCGGTAGCCCGACGCAGCGGGGAGGATCGCGCATACAGACAGAAAAATGCTACGCCGCGCACCATGGCGAGTGGCGGCGTAGCCCTGCGGGCGCCAAGGCGCTGAAGGCCGGAAGATTTGGAAGAGGCGCGTCATCCCGCGGCCGCGATTGCAGGAATTATGAAAACATCTGGCTTGTGTTCCCGAAGCCACTCAAGTCGAACCTCGTGCATATCTTGAAGCGTGACTGCGCCACCGGTCATTTCGATGATTCTGTCGATCATCGGTGCATCGGGACGATTTTCTCCGGTCTCATACTTCTGAAAATTGCGCGCGTGCCCAACACCAAGCCGAAGTGCGCAGCTCGCCAAGGTCATTTTTTGCGTCAGTCGCCACTCGCTTAGCTTCATGCACCATAAAATGGCATCATGGGCCAATTTTTGTCAACCGCAATGTTGGCACAGGCGGCCATTCATTTTTTGGCAAAAAACGCCATATATTATCTCACATTAAAAGCAACCCTCAACAAACTGATTCGAAAATGAAAAACAGTATCGAAAAGATTCGACGCTCCAAAAAGATGTCGATGGAAAAACTCGGAGCCGCCATTGGAACGGATGCATCGACGATCAATAAAATCGAGAAGGGTCGCCTTGAGCCGAGCGGCTCCCGACTCCAGCAGATCGCGGCTGCGTTGAGTGTGTCGATCGACGAGTTGATAGTTGCGCCTGACGTATCAACAGACTCGGTGCCACGGGTAGCGCAGGCACGCACGACAAGTGATGTCCCACAGATTCCGGTAATGGGCTCGGCAGCAGGTTCACTACTTGAGGGTCACTTCCAGATCACCGATGGACCAGTTGACTACATCGACACACCAAAAACTCTTGAAAATGCACGCGGCATATATGCGCTCTATGTCGACGGCCTATCAATGGAGCCAATGTTCAGACACGGAGAGAAGATCGTAGTCAGCGAATTCCGACCGCCAAGAGTAGGGGATGCGGTGGTAGTACAGGAACGCCGCGCAGAATCCGGTCCACTTTTGGCCTCCATCGGCATTCTTGAGACACGCAACGGCGAAAAAGTCATACTTCGAAAACTAAACCCCGTTGGCACAATCACAATTCCTGGGAAATATGTGATCGCCATTCACAAGGTGATCGAATACTCTGAGTTGCTTGGCTCTTAGGCAGTCGTCGCTGCACCGAGCAGTTCGATTGAAATCTCGTTTATCAATTGCCGTTCCTGGGGTTTTCTGGAACCATCAGCATCCATGACCTCCACGCAGGCCCGAATTAGACGCTCACAGTGAGCTGTGCCGGCTTGCTGCAGCCGGCTCAATGCATGAAAGATTCGATCGTAATTCGGTCGCAATTTGTTTGCGTAGCGCGATAAGGCTAGCACTTCTGCGGGCGCCAACATCGCGCCCTTACGCTCGGCAAGTTTGCATAGATACTCCGTAACCATATCAGCTTCGGATGGATGATATTGCCCGTCTGAGTGAGCAACTGCCGCGAGAATAATTGCATCATCTCGGACTGCATCCAACACCGCAGCCCAGCTATTTTTCGGCTCGAAACTGGAAGACATAGCGGCGAAGGCCGGATGCATGCCGAAGTTATCAACTAGGTAAACCAAAACATCATCAAAGATTTCGCCATCGAAATCAATGCAGCACTTGATGCGGTCAATTCTGAACGCCCTCGTTGACTTCCTTAGGTGGCAGCGAGCCTTCAGGATCGGAACGCCATTCGCGCCGGCATCGATCGAAAAAACCGTAATGGGTCGCCGCGATGCCTTTTTGGCCGCATCCATGTACTCGATAATGAAGCTTTGCCCCTCCGCGTATCCATAGCTTCCATCGCCAAACTGCTCCTCTACCTCATCGTCCGGCACAAGCAGGACAATGTTGGTCGCTGGCAGCGGCCGGCTTTCGATCAGATTCGCAACTTCAAGCGCTATCCCCGACAGACCCATTCATCCTCTCCATGTGTGTTGATTGTAAGCTATTCCCCGCACAACTCGGCCGCAATGGCATAAAGTGCCATTTTATGGATTGACACAAAATGGCTTTTGGTGCCATTTTGTGTTCGTCCCGCTAATCTCCCCCCATGCGGGACACTGCGAATGCCGGCCGCCGATGGAAACCCTCTTTTCCTTTAGAGCCATCGGCGGCAGGCATAGCGCCAGATGGGAGCACCAAGGAGCCCGCAATGCCCACGATCGAAATTTCCCCCGCCGACCGTCGCGACCGTGCCAACATGTTCAGCCTTTGGCAGGAACGCGGCGCAATGACCGAACGCGAGCTTGAGCGCGCCGGCATCAGCAAAGAGAGCCAGGCCCGCAATGCCGCCGCCGTCGCGGAGCGCGTCCGCCTCGCCGAGATGGCCTGACAGATCCGGTTTCGGTGTCCGCCTCAGGGACAGGAGGCGGCATCCGAAACGGATGCAAAGGCAACCTCATGAACCACTTCACCCCATTCCTCGACCGTGATGCCCGCGAAAACGCCAGCTTCGCGCTGCTCGCGCTCATGGTTTTTCTGCCGCTCGCAACCAGCCTGGCCGCGTTGGCGATCGTCGCCACGCCGTAACCCGCGCCAACGCCGCCGGCGCGAAGGGCGGCCGTCACGAAAGGAAGCATCCATGAAAATCCGCGATGCGAAGATCCTTTTGACCATGCTGGAATCCGGCAAGGTCAACGAGGATCTGACCGCTACACTGACCAGCACGATCAAGGCGCTGGTCGACATGTCTCGCGATAACCCGCGCGGCACGTTCAAGAGCACCGTCACACTGCAGCTCAATCTTGTCGTCGAGGACGGCGGCGAGATGGTCGAGATCAATCCGAAGATCCCGACGCCGAAGCTGCCGGAGCTGAAGCGCCGCACCACCGTCTATTTCACCACCGACGACGGCGGCCTTTCCACCGAGCACCCACAGCAAATGGACATGATCGGCGGCCCCCGCGAGATCATCCACAACCGCTAACCCCCGATCGTCAGAAAGGAAAATCCATGACGAAAACTGAAAACATTGCCGCCGAGCCGCTTGAGGCGCTGGCATCACCACTCCTCAATGTCGGCGCACCCGTCGATCTCGAATTCCTCAAGACCCTGGCCGATGACGCCGGCACGGATCTTGTCACCTATGACAACGTCGCCAATCGCAACGGCCTGCCGGTCCGCATTCCGGTCTTGATCGACCGCAAGACCGGCGCGGCCAAGAGCGTCAAATCACTGTTCGAGGAATGGCGCACGTCGCCCGAGCGCAAGTCCGGCACGGCCACGGTGAACACGCTTGAAAGCTTCACCGCGCTGACCAATCGACACAAGACCGAGCACAGCGCCATTTTCGCCAACACCGATTGGCGCTCGCCGTCTCTCACGGCAGTCATCGATTATCACGAGAAGGCCAGCGCCGGTTACGCCGACAATGGCCGCCATCGCATCCACTATCCGTTCCCGCTCACGGAAGAATGGGAAGCCTGGATTGGCATCACCGGCAAGCCGCTCGACCAGGCGCAATTCGCGGAATTCATCGAAGACCACCGCGCCGAGCTTGCCGCTCCGCATGAGGAGGAAGTGACGCACTGGGAAGAGCTGCTTGGCGGCAAGCTCGCCGCGCCGAACGAAATGCAGATGCTGTCGCGCGGCCTGAAGGTCAACAGCGAAGTCAAGGTCTCCAGTGCCGTGACGCTGTCGACCGGTGAAGGCGAGCTGACCTGGGAGGAAACCCATCAGACCCGCAACAATGCCGGCGCCAAGATCATCGTGCCGAGCTTGTTCATGATCGCCTTGCCGCCGTTCTATCAGGGCGAGAAGACCCGCCTTCCGGTCCGTCTGCGCTACCGCGTCACGCCGGGCGGCGGCGCCGTGAAGTGGATCATCATTCCCTACCGCCCTGACATCTACGTCACCGAGGAAGTGATCCGCGTCATGGAGCGCGCGGCCGACGAAACGGAACTGCCGGCCTTCCAGGGCAGCCCCGAAACCGCCGGCTGACCCGGCACCCGCAACGGAGCGGCGCGCAAATGCCGCTCCATTTCTGGAGGTAATCATGCGCAACAAGATCGAAAAACGTTCGCCCGCCATCGAGATCGACGAGGAAGCCGTCAAGTCGGCCTATCTTTCTGGCCGGCGCGCCTGCGATATCGCCCTGTCTTATGGCAAAGGTCGATATCAAGCCGTCGCCAATTACATCTCCGCCAATCGCCAGCGCTGGCTGGAAGAATCCCGCTGGCAGGGTCTGCAATCAGACGAGACGAAGATCGTCATTCGTCGCCGCGTCCCGACAGACAGCGGTGGCGGTATCATTATGCCGATTTCGTTACCCCGCGTCAGCATGCACGTTCTGGCGATGCAGGAGGCGGCCTTATCATGATCCGCACCGACACCCCCAAGACGTTCCGTGTCCACATTGACGGCGACCGCGTCGTAACCGTCGTCGCACCGAACAGCATGATGGCGGAGCGCAAGGTGCGCATCAGCCATCCGGATTGCGTCGTCCGAAAGATCAAGATCGACCGGTCAGGGGCCAACAATGGCGGATGATATCGCAGTCGATCCGGAGGAGACCCGGCAGGTGGAAGCGCATGTCGCAGCTTGCAAGGCTGCCATTGAAACCACGATTGCACGGTTTGACCATCCCCTCGTTTCCGCCGTCGTGATCGCAATCGCGAACCTGGAAGCCCGCGTCCTGTCGGAGATCGAAGACGCCGAAGAGCGCGCCGCGCTGATCTACGAGCTTGACCACAGCCGCACGCAGATCCGAGCAATCTACGCCTCGCTCGCGCCCGCCAGAACCCGCTCCGTAATCGTGAAGGGAACGAAGCATTGACCGAGATCCAGAATCAGACCCCGCGAATGAGCCGCAAGCTTTTGGGCAAGATCGTCGACACCCCCGCGCCCTCGACGCAAATGGTGGGGGGTGACATTAGAAGGCAAATCCTCGAATTCATCCAAATGTCATATGACCTTTCGACTTGGGCGGCGTGCATCAATTGGCGCAGCAAAGAGAACCAGAAGGAATGG